TGACCATCATAATTTGTGGCGGCGAACACAGCTATCCTTGACCGCCAGTCTTTGGGTGCTTAAAACTCGTAAGACTACCTTGGCCTTTTGCGATTCCCGGCACAAAGAATTTAGCTTTCAGTATCTTTACCATCCTTGGCGCCTCCTACATCAATGACCTCAAAAGGCCGGGGGCTACTGCCGAAGCAGGGAGAGAGGGCCCCCGACCCGTGATAGTTTCCTAAAATGGTACGTCATCGTCTGCCTTTTGCGACTCCCGCTGGCCTTGGGGTTTGCTTTCGCCGTTTGCAAGGAATTGAAAGTTCTCAACGGTTACGCGATGTTTGCTTCGCTTGCTTCCATCCTGGGCGGTCCAGCTGTCAAATGTCAATCTGCCTTCAATGAAGACTGGGTTGCCTTTATGGAGATACTGATTGATTGTCTCGGCTGTACGACCGAACGCCCGAAGGTCTACGAAACAGACTTCCTCCTTATCGTTACCATCATTCCCCTTCCATTTACGATTAGTGGCTATGCCGAAGTCGGCTACCGGTGTTTGTGACGGTGTGTACGATAGTTGCGGATCACGGGTTAGATATCCTATTAGCATTACTTTGTTGTAGTTCATTGCTTCTCCAGTCTTTGTCGGGCGGCGGTATGTGTATCCCGACTATTTCTGCTTTGTCGTGAATGTTTTCAATCCACTGATTACATTGTTTGGTTGTCAGTTTTGTTTTACTGCACTCGACCTGCATCCCCTTGCCTACCTTTAGAATCAATTCCCACTGCTGTCCGCATTCTTTCTTGCACCAGAACTCGGCGAACCAAAGCGAACAGTCCATTTTCTCAGCGAGTATTGGGAATACGACGGCGTGAAGGTAGGCCATTTGCTTACGACTGATTTCCTTTTGCTCATCATACTTTCGGACCTCGACAATGAATCGCTTGTGCTTGGCGCACTCCCCTTGGATCGTATCCCACCTGTAGCCGCTTAGCACAGGCCCAATGTCAGTTGTCTCACCATGAAATTCCATTACGCTACCTTTTTGACATTATCTGCTGTGACACCCTTCCTTTTTAGCCACGCCGCCGCCTTACCAGCAGTCTCCCTAGTTGGGTATTTCTTGCCATGTTTCCAGAGCAATTCCTTGACTTTCTGGTCATCGGTTACAACATCGAATTCTGTCGCCAACAATGCTGAGACTTCGGAGATACCCATCTTCTCATCTTCGCTGGGGAACTGGCAGGTTTCTTCTTCGTCTTTAGACTCGGACTCAGACTCTTCCTTTGGTGCTTCCTTAGCCTTGAGATTGCATAGGGCAGAAAGAGCCTTCTTATCCCATAGGATATTCATACCATCATCACAAACGCGACTTTTGCCTTTGTATTCTTTGGTTTTGAGCCGGACAGATTCAACATCATACAAAAATCGTCCAACGCCCCAATGTACAGCAGCCCGCTTAAATGCGCCTGATGCTTCGCCTTTAGTTGGGTCCATCTCTGAAGGAATACCAACATCCCACTTCCATACCCACTCTTCCCCTATCTTGATTCCAACTCCACCGTGGAGGTGTCCATTGACCTGACGAAATTCGTTCTGCCAATTCTCAGGGCCACAGACTTCATCGAGTTTATCCTGCACCTGTCGAGCGTCGATGTAGGCAACGCAGAGCCCAGTTTTTGTCTGTTGCTTCCATTGATATTCCATCGGGTCTTTTAACTTGTTCAGGTCCATGATTTATTTCCCTTTCTTCTTCTTCGCAATCGTGTTCGCGGCCTTCATCTATACATGTTTGACATTTTAGTACGGACATTTTGTCACCTTCTGCACCATTTCATGTAGTTCTGTTATGAATCGTTCTACTTCCTGTTCTATTGTGGCTATGTACTTATCGTCTCGCTCCTGCCGAACACAGAATAGTGGCTGACTACTCACGCGGGGATCGAAACTTACCCAATCACACCACTTGCGTCCAGTCACCCATAGTTGGCCCTGGACTTGCGGTTTGTAGCACGCCTGCATAGAGCCACGCAGAATCGTTTCAACGTGCGTTGTACTCTTTGGGCACTTGAGTTCGACAAGCCCATCTTTACCTACCATGCCATCAGGAGAGGCCCCTGCATTGTCGTCATGCAGTACAAAGCCGACCTGCACAACTTCGCAATCATAGGTGCTTGCGTAGGCATCCCTTGCCTCGGCCTCGGTTTCGTGACCGTTCTCCATATACTGACTTTGGAATGTTGGCTCTGGAAAACCTGTCAATATCTCAGTCGCAAGCCGTAGCATATAGGTCTTACGGGTCTTGCCTTCCCCTTTGGCCATAACAGCAGCGAAATTGCTGGCCGTTACCTTGCCAAGTCGGGCGGCAAACCAAGCATCTGCGCCTTGTTCGCATTCAATGATTTGCATCTTGCTCTCTCCTCAGTAGCTGATGCTAACGTGTCTGATTTCGCCAGCCTTGATTGCTTTTAATATGGCTTCGCAATCCTTGCTAATGGCTCCAAGGTCGGCAAGAGCTTCTTTTTCAACCTTAGCCCGATAGTTTCCGTTGTTTTTTATTCGCTCTTGCACAACCTGTTCGGCTTCTTCGGCGTTGAGGCGTTCTCGCTCTTTGCGGTCGGCCTCTTCCTGTACGAAACGAATAGCTTCGTCGGCCCTGTCTTTTTCGGCCTGAATAGCGGCTTCGGCGTCACGCCTTGCTTTATCAGCAGCCTCTTTTGCAATACGTTCGTCTCGCTCTTTTTGCTCCCGGTCCAATCTTTCAGCCTCTTTCTTTTGCCAACGCTCTTCGGCTTGGCGGGCAAGTTCAGCCTCTTTGGCTTGGACGATACGCTCTCGCTCGAACAATTCCTCCTGCCGATAAGCCTCTTCTTCGTCCGCCTCTATCTTCAAGGCCAACGCAGCAGCATCGGCCTTAGCCTTCTCCTCCGACTCCCAATCAGTCAAGGGCTGGCGTGCGTAGTCCCTTTCTAAATCAAAGGTATCTCGCATGTTCTTGCGTATAGCATTGACTTTATCTCGCTTTGCGTTCAATCCCGAAATATAGTCCTTACCAAGATTGTCAATGAACACTTTCGTACTTGCAACCTTGCGAGCCAAGGATGCTATTTCACTGCGGCCTTTTGCTGTAGATATATCGGGGACGTGCTTGTTTACGATCTCCTTAACGCAAGCGATCACCCCTTCCATCGCATTGCCAGCAAATAATTCTTCTGTCGTTGGTATCGTTACCAGGGCTTCACTTTCTGACATCTCGTTCTCTCCTATTCTTAGCGCATAAATTTCTCGTGTTCGTTCGGAACCCAGAAGGCTACGAACATCCAGTAAATCGCTTTGATTAGTCTCATCTTATGTCTCCTCAGAACTCAAGTAAGTCCGTTCGCTTTCCTGCTCTTCCAATATTCGCGGTTTCGCTCTTCGCGCTCACGTTCGCCTTGTGCTACCCAAGCGTGGACGTCGATCCTGTACTCGATTGGCGGTAAGACTCCCCCTTCACAGGCATACTCAATGATGGTATAGCCCTCTTCGCGGCGCACACCTGTGCGACTATATGTCTTATGTGATAATTCAAACCTGTCTGGCATTTCCAATTCGACGCAACGGATATCATCTTTGCAACTTGAGCAAATTGTCACGTCCCAGTGCTCGTGGTATCTTCCGCAGTCCTTGCAGAAGGTTCGTCCGCATCGTTCGCAGGTATGTGCGCTCTCTTTAGACGTAGATTCTCCGCAGAAGTCGCATTCGACCGTAGGTTTCGGGTCGTTCGCATGTTGAAGTTGCTCTGGCGTTAGGCCGAAATCTTCCATACATCTAATGTCAGGGTGCGTCATGTTATTTTCTCCTTTCAGCAGCCTCATTTGCCAGTTCACGAAAATGTCGTACAGACGGTCCTTGAGATCGGGTGCTTGTAAGGTTCGCCCCTGACATTGACTTCGTATCGAGGATTCCATTCAGCTATTTTGTACATATTTTCATCTTATACAAATAATGCCATCTGTGTTTTTTGTGCCTGAATACCTCTTTTGCAATTCTTTATGCAGGTTTTGTAATATTCACCTTTGATTTCGCAGCCGTAGAATCGTCGGCCAAGCCGCAATGCCTCATGGCCTTCTGAGCCAATCCCAGCGAATGGACTGAATACTATTTCATCGGGGTCAGTGTATAATTTAATAAGCCGCTCAATAACCCCCAACTGCAAGGGACAAATATGCTTAGTGTCGTCTGGCCCTTTTCCTTCTCTTGTATTAAGAGTGTCAGTTTCTTTTATGCTCGTCCAGCAGCATTCAGCCCAATCAATCCAATTGTTTCTTGATACTTCACCCTTGCCTTGAATGAGCGTAGCATTATCTCCTGGCTTGCGGAATTTAATCAGGTAGTCGCCTAACGCACCTCTGCTCTTGGCGCGATCAGATTCCAGTCCGCAAAACTGAAGTTCTCTGGATTTTGTTCGTATGGCTTGAGCTTGTGGGTTTTTACGGACAAGCCAATCGTACTCGTACACCAAGCCAGCTCTTTCGCCGAGCCTGATGTTAAGACCTCTAAAATCATGCAGGCCTACTTCTCCACTACGTTTCATCCGGGGTATCTGCATAACATGAACCATTGCGACACGACCAGGCCTTAAGACTTTCAAAAGACCGCGATAGAAATAGCTCAAGTGAATCTTGGCCTCGCCTTTCATGTCTTCGCTGTTTCCAATGTCATTAGGAAGTGACGTATATGCGTACAATGACGGGAATGGCGGAGAAAATACTGCGAAATCCATAGAAGATTCATCCATTTTTTCGGCCATGTGAGTGATGCAATCTTCTTGCACTACCCGTAACAATTCATCTTGTTTGATCATATTTCTTGAATATCCTTTCCTGTTCTTCAGTGTCGATTTGAACCCTTTTGGCTTTTCTCAGAACATTTTGCACCATAGGCATTTCCGCGTCTGTTACGGGAATATGCACATTTAATGGCTTCGTAGAGCCTACTCGATTCGACCTTTTAACGGCCTGATAATACGATTCGTAACTATCCTGCAATCCGCTGAATATCTGCCTTGTGGCAATCTGTAAATTCAGACCGAATCCGAGTATTTTAGGCTTGGTTATTAATACCTTGCATCGTCCAGCCTTGAAATCGTCAATCATCCTCATTCGGTCTTTATGTGGCGTAGAACCGTCTATGTAGGCCGCTTCGGGAAATTTGCGAGCTACTGCAATCTGCTCGGCGTTGTAGTGACACCATATAATTGTCGATTCATCCTGCCAACTATCAACAAGTGACCGGATATATTTTGTCTTGTTTTCGGGTATCTTTGTTTTATTAAAAGAGCCTTTGCTGATTTGACTGACTTTTCCCCGCATACCAATCCCGCCAAGGTCTGCCACAAATAATTGGTTAGTAGCCCTCTGGATAGCTATATTCTGTTCATCCGTTAGGCTAACATGATGGATATGAACATGAATTGGAGGTATGTCTATGCTATGATCGCTCCATCCATAAGTCGCTGGATTGCTTAAAAATATAGAGCAATAAGACAATGCTCTATAAAATGGCTCGACTGCATGAGCTTTTAGTTCCCATCTATTCGGTGTTTGCCCACGATTGATAAAGAATCTGGCAAGAAATGAATTAACATTCGGGAACGCATCCATGAAAACGGCATGATTCGCATACTCGATACGGTCATTTGGAGCAGGTGTTCCTGTTCCGCAGA